CATAAGGTTTATTAATTCTTTTAACTTTTGCAACTGTTGCACGAGCATCAGCAGGAGTTGCAAATTTAATCCTAACAGTGTCTTTTGGATTTTCATCAGTATAGAGTCTTCTGCCTGAACCTTTAGGCTTTTTGCCTGTGCCAGTTTTTGGATCTTTTTTTGCCATTTATAAATCATTTCTTATCGTTACTACCATGATTATCCCCTTTATGTTCGTGACCCATCCAAATACCGAAAACGCCTGTCATAACTCCCATGACAACAGATACGAAAGCGGATTGACTAGCAGTTGGCGAATCAAGTTGCATGAACCATTCTGCACATCTCCAAGACATTAATGTACTCACGAGCATCATCAGTCTTGGTAAAATTTTCCACTTCAAAAACGTCTCAACATTCATTTTAATAAAATTTCGTTTAAGCCAAAACCCTCTAATAAAATTAACGTAAAAAATAACAAAAGAACACCACCAGCAATAAGTTTTCCACTAAAATTAGTTGATCCTATTTTTATTGCAACAAATTCATTACCTAAAATTCTTAACGATAATTCAAAACTATTTTCATCAATTTTTAATTTAACTGGTTTTTCAATCATCTTCTACCTTCTTTATAAATCCACGCAAGAAAAAATAAAAATCCTACAACTGTACAAGCTAAAAATATCCAGCCTATAACTTCCCATATTTTTCTTACAAATTGTTGTCTGTCATATATTTCTTTTTTTCTTTGTAGCCTTATATCTGCTTCCATTTGGAGAATCTCATTCCAAGAATTAGGACCATGATAAAAGTTTATAAAAGTTTTAAGTTCTTGTCTTTGAGCCTCTAATTTTTTTTTTGCAGTAAAAGCTTCTATAGCACTGGCTTGTATTTCGTTGCCTTTAAATAATTTTCTAAGAGGTGAGGCATTTTTTGCAGATTTTTCTGCATTATCAATATCACTTAAAGCAGTCATCCAGCGACCTAGATCTTTGCCCATAGATTCTATTTCACGACCTGCTTGGAATCCACGTTTTATTGCGTTAAATGCCGTATTCGCTGCCGTAATAGCTACACCTATGGTTGCCGGGTCCATTAAAATATACCTTTAAATTTTTGTGGTTTAGCTATCTCTGAAAACTTTTTTATTATACCACCACTACGCTTTTTTATTGGCTTTTTTCTGTTTGCTTTTTTTCTTTGTTTTCCCGCTTTTGACAATGCTATCGCTATTGCTTGTTTCTGTGGATACTTTTCTTTCCTCAACTTGCGTATATTCTTGCTGATTGTCTTTTGGCTCGATCCTTTCTTCAATGGCATTTACAACTCCTTCTTTTGCAAGTCTTCTTTGTCTTTTCTTTTCTTTTTCTACTTCCCAAATTTTTTCTCTAATAGAACTGACCATTGTTTTATCCTTTCATTGATTTCATTGCCGCTATATCACGTTGCGTTTGATCTCTTTGATTAGCTATCTCCTCTTGTTGATCTAATCTTTGTTGATCTAATAATACATCGTTTCTTTCTTTTTCTTTATCTAGCGTCTGTTTCTTCTCAAACTGATCTTGCTTTTGTGCTATTTCTTGTCCTCTCAATGCCAACTCTTGTTTTCTAATTGTTACGAGTGGATCTTCACTTGGAGGTGGTGTTAACGCTTGTGCGTATTGTTCTTGTATCTCTGCGGCTAGTTCTGCACTTCTTGATGCTATCTGATCTTGCATAGCTTTCATTGCATTAGGATCTTGTTGCATCATCATTTGTTGCTCTGGTGGTATTGATGCCATAACCTCTTGTTGTGCTTGTAATTCAGACATCATAGCTATGTGCTCTGATATATGTCCTTGTAAAGTCATAATTATTGCGGCATTTGCTTGTGCAACTGGTGTGCTTATCATAGCTAAATGTGCAGTTATATGTGCTTGATGATTTTGTTCTGGAAAAGCGTTTAAAGCACCACCTTTTAAAGCTTCTTGATTTTCTTTCGCAGGGTTCATGGGCATAGGCTGTGGGGGAGGTTGCAACACAGCCTCTATGTTAGTTACACCCAAAGCTTCATACATTTTTCTATATGCTTGGTACATACCATTTGGCCCATGAATATCTGGATTACTCTGTGCCAGTTGTAATTGTGTTTGTGCTAACGCTATGCGTTGTGACATAGAAAATATATTTGGATCTGACACAGGTAATATATCAATTCTATCATCAAAGTCTGTTTGCTTTATTTCGGGTGGTGCTCCAGGCACTTGATATGGATACATTGGGACATCCATAGCAAATATACGAGCTAGTAATTTAAACTCTATTTTTTGTGAATAATGTAGACGCTTATGAATTGCAGACATGACTTTTGTCCCACGTTCCATAATAGCCATAGTTGTGCCAACTGGAGCGTTGCCTTGCATCTCGCCAACTTTCATGTCAGCCATAGACGCAAAACGTCTGCCAGAGTCAATTAATGTTCCAAGTAAAGAATACAAGGTTTGAGATGGCTCCTTAAATGGTAAAGGCATGATTGCTTGACGCAAATCCATACCCACCATATCTACATCTCTGAACTCGCCAGGATTTAGTGGAGTTTCATCATCTCTAATCCTTGCACCTCTTGCTTTAAATCCTGCAGGTAAGTTAGACAATGTACCTGCGTCTATTAGTTGTCTTAATATTGATGTTGATGCTCTTGACAAGCCACCTATCATATGAGTAAGGCCAAAGCCATAAAAGCCAAGACCAGGTAAGAACTTATAATGCACAAAATAAGGGATCTTCCTACGGAATGGATCGCCTTCATTGAAATTCCTTTTGATCGATAATATTTCACCAGATTTCTCCACTATTGTGACAACATAGGGCATCTTTAATCCAGTAGGTTCTCCGTCTTGACCTATATCTTCAAAGCCAATTAAATCTAAATCTGTGTGAACTTCATATAATGTTATCTCTTCGTTGTAACTAGAACCTTTATCAATACCTTGTATGTCATCTATTGTTTCTTTGACCTCATCATAATTTGTTCCTCCACTATCAGATGAGGGTAAATCTATATCTTTGTAAAACCCTTGAAGTTGTAACTTTCTTATCTCATTTCTATCCATACGGACAACATGAGCTATGCGTGTTGAAGTCCTTAAATCTGTTGCATTGTAAGGAACAATAAGATCCTCTGCATGTACAAATTTTGAAACTGCCCTTTGCATAGAAGGGTCAAAATAAATCTTTTTAAATGCTGAACCTACAATTGGAAGATAAAATAACATTTGATCTAACTCTGGATCATATTCTTCCATCTCATAGGTTATTTGGTAATTCATATAATTTTTAACACGTTCTGCTTGTGATAAAAGTTCTGGACTTTCAGCACCTACAATATGTGTTCTAACAGGGCCACTTGCTGGTAGCATCTCTCTGTATGCTTGTGCTTGGAACTGTGTAACGCTTTCTGCTAATAATGGGTGAACAACGCCAGATGCACCCTCAAAAGGCTCTGCCCTATCTTCATAGTTCATGCCTAATAATTCTAAACCACCTTTATATTGGTCTTCCCAATCTTTACGAGATGATATGTCTTCATCAATATTGCCAACAATGTCGCTTGATATAATACCAAGCTCTGAATCATCTATGTATTCTGCTAAATTAGCATTAAATGGCACTGGCATAGATGCTTCTAATTCTTCTTGTATTTCACCTATGATAGCAGAACCATCTTCTAACTCTGTTATTCCAGGTGTTATTTCTGTTTCAGTAACTGAAACTTGCACACCCTCTGGCAAAGAAGCGTTCTCTATACCATTTACTTTTTCAATAGCCATGATTATCTAAGCTTAAACTTTCCACCTGCTCGTGCAGCACCCATACCTCTACAGACACCACCACCAGAACCCATCTTAACAGGTCCACCTTTTTTAAATTTCTTTGCTAATGTTGGATTCATCTTTTGTTGTACATCCTCTGGTAATTTAGAGAACCCTTTGAATTTTGCTGGAACTACTCCACCATCTTCCATTCGTCTTGAGCCCATCATTTGCATCATCATTGATCTATCAGCATCAGATATAGTTCTGCCACTTTGATCACCTAAAATAGATCCTATCATGGCTCTATCTGCATCTGATATCGTGTTGCCTCTTAAATTAGGATTAGGCATTCTTCTAACAACCATAGTTTTGCCATCTATGTTTCTAAGAGTTTCACCTTTTTTAACTGTGCCTTGAAATGGCTCAATAGTTTCAATAAAATCTTCTACTGCCTCATTTAACCTACTTCTAAAAGCTTTCGGTCTTCTTCCTCTTATAGGTCCACCATCTTGCTTTTTTACTGGCTTTTCAAACAAACCACTCTCCAAGCCTACCTTTCTCATAATTTTATCCATTTCTTTCATAGATATTGAACCACCAGCTTTTCCTCTTCTTGATTTACTAACTTCCTCTCTTAATTTATCACCAACACTACCGCCACCTTCCATTTCTTTAGCCTTAACCTTCTCAATGGCTTCCATAAGTCCACCATCTTTTTTGTTTGGAATAAATTTGATACCACCTTCTGGTTGCACCCTTATTGTGCCATCTTTTAATTTAGTCTTACCAGTTTGTCTTATCTTGCCATCTTTATCGACTTTGATTATAGGTCTTTCTGCCACATTACTCTCCTGTTTCTGGATTAATGATTGTTGATCTAGTCATATTAATAACTTCGCCTCCACCAGCCATCTGTATTGTCTTTTGTTGAACACTAAACGGATCTTTCTTAGGGTTAGGTGTTATATCAAAAGTTTGTGGCTTTGCACTAACTCTACTTACTTTTGCAGATTTTTTCAATTTTTTTATCATGGCGGCATCTTTCTTCTTCTGTCTATCAACAGTCTTGATGCCAGTTTTACCACTTTGAACTTGTTGCACAACCTTTGCTACATCTTTCAAAGGGTCGGTGTCACCACCCTTTCCAAGAAGTTTTATTTGCTTCATCTTGGTTGTATCTATAGTTTTAACCTTTGGTTCTATTCTTTTTGTTTTAGGAGTAACGCCAGTGCCAAAGTTCTTGCCGGGAACAGGTTGACCACGCCTTGCCAAGTCTTGATAAGCTCTTATTCTATCTGCTTCGTCTGACATTATCTGACTCCTTTAAAACTGCCGCCTCTACCTTGTATTACACCGCCCATGTTCATTTTTCTTACTTTATCAAACTTCATGGATTTGACTTTTGGATCTTCTAAACCAACTCTTTCTTTAACATCTCTTAAATCATGGTCAAACTGAAAATCATCAACCTTCATAGGTAACGCAGCTAGTTCTTTTTGTCTTTGTTTTTTTCTGCGTCTATTTTCTAGTGCTCTTGCAGTTATTCTCATGGGACTAGGACCTGCACCTAACAAATCTAATTTCTTTGTTTTCTTTTTTATTTTCTTTTTTTCTTTTTCGTAGTCAGCCATTATCTTACTCCTTTAAAACTTCCACCTCTACCTGGCACTACTCCACCCATATTCATTTTTCTTGGTAAGACACCTTTTTTAACTAAAAGCTTTCTTATTTGCTTTACAGACATTGCATCGGTGTCAATTCCTAGAATTTCATCAGCACCTCTTTTTTCGCCAGTTTTTGCAATATCGTCTGCAAGTTTTTCTTGTGCGTCTATTGTGCTCATCAGTAATACTCCATCTTTCTTCTATAACTTGGCTCAAACTCTTCATCATCTGGCGTGGATATAAAACCACCTTGTCTGAATCTTAGTATAGCCTGTGTCATCGAGTCTGCCAAGTCATCATGGTCTCCATGTGGAAAACTAGCACATTCCTCTACAACTTCCTCTGCAAAATTAGCGTCTGGTCTCCACACCATACCACTCTCAAATACTGGAGCACAAGCATTCATACGAGCAAATTTATCTGCTCCTTTACTTGGCGTAAATGGTGTAACTGGAACACCCATACGTCTTAACTCTTGTGTAAGTGGCGTACCACTTGCTTTTTGTTCTATCAATATCATGTCAGGATCATATGCCTCGCACAACTCCTGTGCTTTAAGTTTGAGTTCTGGAAAATCCCATCTGCCCTTTTCTGCATCAAGCAAGATGATGGCATCTCCTTCGCCCTCAACTGGAGTAAAAACACCCCAAGTAGTAATAGCACTATAATCAGAACGCTCATTTTTTGTAAACGCTGTGTCATAGGATTGTATGATATACGAGCAGGCAGGTGGGTCACCACGATTCCAAACATTCCACCACTCCCTTTTTATAATTGCACCCTCTTCGGCAGTAGGATTCTGCATATACTGTGCATTCCATTTGCCTACAGGTATTGACG